CCAACTCTTCTTGTATTAAACTCATCCACAGACGTAGATCTAATGAACCCTTGAACGTATGGATGAACTCTTTTAACATACCTTCTTCGGGGGTTATTCTTATTTCAATCTCACTCATCGTTACCTTCTTTCGGATAATATACGTCTACGTGACACGCACAGTTAGGACAGCTTAGGTTAGTTACCATAGACCATGTCTCATCTTCATGCCCAATGTCGTGATCACCACCCCATATTAGTTGTGTTCTACAGTGCCAACAGTTCATAACCTATGCCTCACTAATACTTTGCTTATACTTACGTCATCAATATCGTGTATCATATTGTGAAGCATATCGTATATATCTTCTGTATGTAGGTCTTCTGTTGCGCTTAAAAGATTGTTAGGTTCGACTACTTCTACAACTAAGGTAACACTAAAGATCTTCATTTGTGTACCTCTTTATACTTTTCTATTAGCCTATCTAAATACCATTTAGCTTTTTCTAAATCCTCTAAGCCATTCTTATATTCAAATCGCCATAAGTATTTGAGTGTAGTACCTGCATGGTAGCCGTATCTTTTATCTATGCTAGATATTAAAGCCTCAATAGCTTCTATGCATTCCATACCATTCTGGTTATAGTGTGCTGGTTTTTGTACTGGGTCATGCTTAGTATCTGCATAATAACCTTCTACATCGTACTTAACCCCTTCCCACTCTGTCTCGCCCCATTTAGCCATTTTTATGCCGACCCCTTTGTAGGACTAAATAAACTTATCACGTTACTACCTCTTTCTTTTTGTTCAGTTGCTATTAAATCTTCGTGTACAAAATTATTAAAATCCTGATCTGCATTTAACAAGTACGTACAATGTTGTAATAGACGCATGAGTGTTAAAAAATAACTTCTTGTTTCTTTATCATCTCTATTGTTAGGACTTATTATTGCGTCTATTTCAAAAGTTTCATCCCACTCTTCATTTATATCGTGGTCTGATGCAATAAAAGCTAACAAATAAGTATGGTCATTTTTTATACTATCCATCATATAGGTTTTTTCCTTTTTTGCTTTAGTCTAATTACTTCTTTAGTTGTACATCTACCTTTTTCATTTAACCATTCTATTGGAATAACTTTGTTAGCCCATCTAAATTTGTTTTTATCACACCAGTCTTCGTAGGTAGACTTAGCTCCCTTGTATAATTTAGTACGAGAGTTGCTAAATACAAAACGTATATCTAATTCTGGATGCTGTTTCCTTACACACTTATGCTTGTGTCTATCTTCAGAATCAAACAATCCTTTAGCTTCAATTAGTATGCCGTTATCTAATAAGAAGTCAGGTGTGTAAGTACGGTAGCGTAGGTCTTCCCACTCTACTTTTAACTTTTCATACCTGACTTCTTTTTGTAATTTAGATAAACTTTCAACTAATTTGTCTTCTAAGCCGCTACGATACGTATTCCATTTAGGATTATACTTACGTTTCACTAGGCTCGTCTGCACTAGACATTTCATCATCAGGCTCTTCATCGTCTGAAGTTAAAGACTGTGCTAATTGTTGGCTAAGTACTTTAAAGTAAGTATCATAACTATTAAATGTTAATTTTAATGAATCTATTTCGTTTTGTACGTTTAATATAGTAGTGTATAATTTTTTTTGTTCTTCAGTCATATCTTCTTCTGTGTAAGATATGTCGTTTACTGTAAATGTATTATTCATATAGATATTTCCTTGTTATCGTTTATTAATACGTAATCAACCATAGGTTTTACTTTAGCTGTTGATACTCTTGATGGTAGTCTCTGTAGTTCTTTCCAACACGTAGTTTTAAAATCACACCAACCACACGCTTTGCCTAACTTTAAATTACCTGATGCTTTTCTTCTATAGTATTCAGGTACAGGTTTAAAGCACTTTTCAAAAGGTTTATCCTCATTTATGTAAGATACTTTATCTTTAATGCTCTCCATTATTTCTTCTTGGTTTACTGTACTACCTGATATATATTTAAATGCGCCATCCTTTTTATTTACAACCCACCAGCCACCCATGTCTTTGCCTGAAGCTACTGCGTAACCTACAAGTTGATGTATGTAACCGAATGTATCATCTGATTGTAGTCTATCAAACGATTCAAAACGATTGGTGTATGAATAATCAGAGGCAGACTTAACATCGTCTACACTTCCATCTAATATCATATCGTACTCACCCTTTATTTTACCTAGCTCACCTAAGTCTAACTCTACATTATCGTTATCACCAAAGGTCACACCTGCTGACCTAAGTAAGCCTTTAAATACAGCCTCAATAATATCACCTGTAATCATATTAATTAAGAAGCTTGGTGGGTAAGGTGCTTTTACTTTAGGGTTGTTCTTTTGAAACCACAACTGGCACTTAGGCTTTCCTATGTTAGACATTCTTAGTCTAAACTTATCACGAGGCCCACCAGAAAACTGTTTAAACACAGCTTCTTTTACATCAGAGGCGACCTTATCAGCCACCTCTTCAGTAATAGTTGTTTTACCAGCAAGAGCATTCTGGAGAAATAAAGAAATTTTTAGCTCTGCTGGATGCATTATACAGACTCCTCTACGTTTACCATAGAGTTTATTAACGCAGAATCATCTGCATCAAAAGTATCTGAAGATAAATTAAACTTATCCCACTCACCTAATACATACTGGTTCTGCTTATTAATCCAATCCATAAAGTCACGCAGCGTTTCATTATCTTTTTCCTGTAAATCACAGGGTTCATGTAAGGCTGCTTCAAATACTGCATAGGGTTTACCACTAGCACCTATACGTTCTACACCTGTAAGCTTTACAGTATGTTGTATAGGTAACAATCTCTCGCGTGATAGACTGCTATTTATTTCGTTTATAGATTTAATAGACTCACCTGCTCTTACTTCATAAACAAAGGGAAACCATGTATCAGTGTGATCCAGAACAATATTACCTTCAATATCTACAGGGTTATCTAACTGTAGCATACCTAGTATAACTTGTGTTCTTCGTGAAGATCTCATAGCTTGTTGAATGTTATCCGCTAAAGAGTGAAAGTCCTGTACGTAACCTGCAGGTCTGCCGCAGTTAAAGCCACCTTTACTGTCTTTTAAGTCAGCCTTAAGGTCATTAGCCATAATACTTTTAACGTAGTTTCCATCTTCTGCTAACCATTTAGACCATCTTTGGCGTATTGCAAAAGTACGAACTGTTACAGTGTCACTGTACACTATGTTATCTTCACTAATTCTAAACTTAAAAGATGTTCCAGGAACTATCTCCGTCTTAACTTTTTTGCCGTTCACTTCAACTAAACCCATGATAGCATCATTTAAGACACTGAGGCTTGCCAAAGAAGATTGCGTTGTTGAAGATGCGCTACCTGTTTGTGGTATGCCCATCATTTCTGCTATTGATGTACCTTCATTAGGTACGAGTGCTATGTCTGACATTTGTATATCCTTTTACTGTCAAAAAATGAACCTAAGTTATACCATTAAACGTCTTTTGTGTCAAGCCAATTGGGTCCGATTTTAGCTTCTAAAAGTAGTGGAACGTTCATGGTTACACCATATGCTTCTTCTATAATATCATTAAGATCTTCATTAAGTGTATCTATTATAGACTTAACATACGGTACTTCTTCTGGGTGTACGTCAACTACTGTTGAGTCATGCACCGTATTAACTAGACAAGACTGTAACTTACTTAGTCTTTCTTCTAGCTCTACCAATACAAGGGGTACTATATCTCCAGTACTAAAGCCTTGCACAGGGTAATTCTTAATCATAGTGAAGCTAGACACCCCACCATTCTTTCTACGCTCTACACCAGGAAAAGCATACTGCCTACCACTAGGTGTCGTGATCTTCTCAAAGCGTAATGCTTCTTCAGCCAACTCTTGATGCCACGCAGCTATACCTTCATACTTCTGAATGAACTGTATGTAGTACGCTTCTTCAGCCTTACTTCTACCATATCCTGTAGCTCCGAAGAGAGGTGCAAACGTATGCTGCTTTGCCTCCACACGGCTTGTAGGCTGTCCTGAGTCTGTGATAACCTGAGCCGTGTGGGAGTGTACATCAAAGCCTGTATTGATCTCAGCGATAGCTACAGGGTCCTGTGAGAGGAAAGCAGCAACGCGGAACTCTAATTGAGCAAAGTCAGCCTCTAGGATCTGCCCACCATCCCATCTAGAGATAAACACTTTCTTAACGGGGAACGTATTACCTCTAGGCATATTCTGCATATTAGGGTTACGCCCTGAGAACCTACCAGTAGATGTAATATGTTGTGTCAGGTTTACGTGTAAGAAGTTATCAGGTTTAGTAAAAACATCTATACCTTCAACAAAAGAAGATAGGTAAGACGATACAGCAGACAGACGTTTAAGATCTGTCAAGAAGTTTATAGCTTCAGTCATACCTCTATTCTTAGCTGTAGATATTAGTGTCTCTAAGTTACCTTTTGATGTACTAAAACCATTAGCACTCACCCATTTTTTTCCTGGAGCAGTGAAGCCTAGCCCAGCTAAATGATTTAACTGTTTAAGTTGGTAGCCTCTAGCTGTACAATCAACACACTTATTAGGTTTAGCAAACCTTGATCCGTCCTTCTTGGTTTTATATGTCTTGCCGTCACCCTTACATACAGGACACGTAAACGCTTTAGTTCTTCTTATTATTTTACTGTTCGCTTCTACTGCATCTTTATACTCAGCAGGAGTTTTTGTATATTCAAACAAGTCTGCCCATTCTTTCTTGTTGTTTACCTTACGGCTAAATATAACTTGAGACATCTGTTCTGGAGAGTTTAAATTTATAGGTGTGTCACCCATCAACTCTTTAACTTTATGGTGTAGCCGCTCTTCTATGTCAGCCTTCTCTTCTTCAAACTCCTTACGTACTTGTACAAGTGCTTCTCTATCTACTTTAAACCCTGACATATACATACGAGTAAGCGTCTGACAAACCTTAAACGTAAGATCTCTTACAGTAGTCATACCTTTTGATTCATCTAAGGCATAGCTCTTGAGTTGGTGTTCATACAAGGCACACGTAGTATCTAAGTCACATCCTAAGTAATACGTTAGTTCATTAAGGGGTATCTCATCTGTGTTGTAACCTTTTTTAAAATAAGTCTTTAGTGTGTCATCCTTCTGGAAAGGTAGGTGTTCTCTGATAGCACATTGTTCTAATGAAAGAGGAAACTTCTGACCTCGTACAAGAATATATGCAGCTAACATTGTATCCCATATAGCTCCGTCATATGTAAATCCACTAGCCCAAAGCCACATTAAATCATACTGAGCGTTGTGCATAATGAGTAAGGTAGTCTCGTCTAACGCTTGCTGTACTAACTTATAGTTAGCACCTGTTTGATCTTTGTATTCAGTGTGGTCAAAGGTAAGCATAAAGCGTTCTGTAGGTCTGTCTACGTTCTTAAACCCTACCTGTACTAAATGGTTAGTAGGCTCAAAAGGATCTAAGTGTTTCTTACCACCACGTTTAGTTACTGTATTCTCTACGTCAAGTATAAGTCTCATTCTTTATCCCATTTTCCGCTTTTAGAAAGGTTTTCTTTAGACCAAAGAGGTTGCAGGTTTAAATAACAACTTACTTCAGCAAAATCCTTTTGGTTTTCTAAATCAACACTGCACAGAGGTCTTATGTGATCTATGTGCCAACCATTAACTCCGTGATTACTCCATGTCATTAACTCTCCTGTTTCTTTGTTTGGGTAAAACTGATCTTCAATATGCTTCACAAGTTGTTCTTTTGAACAACCTATAGATTCTGTAACACTACCAACCTTAGTTTGACCTTTTCTTTTTAAGACTTTATTCACACCCGTCCTGAGTAAATGTGCTATTTTTTTCTGTGGATTGTTTCTTAGTGATATATAGAATTTTTCATTTATTTTATCCTTGTTTTTTGTGCGGTAAGTTTTATTCCAATTAACTTTCTTGTCTTTATTTCTATTTACATAATCATTTTTCATTCTGTATGCACAAGTAAGACAATAAGATTTTTTATTGTTATATACTCTACCTGAATAATCATTCGGAAAAAAAGATAAGTCTTTTATTTTATAACACATGGAACAACATCTTTTATTTCTAGCGTATAGTTTTTTTCTTATGACGTTTTTATTCCAAGCATTTGGATTCCTGCTGTAACTATAACAACTTTTGCAAACACCTCTTCTATTTCCAGAACGATCAACAACACCAAAACAATCGGCACGTTTTGTCAGTTTACAATCTTTGCAGGTTCTTTTTGTAAGTGTATTCAAAATAAAAAACATCTCCTTCCATTATACTAATTCCTTACACCAAGTACTGGCTTCGATTGCCATCCAAGTTACAATGAATAGTGCCATGCCATCCACCCGTTAATTTATTCTTAGCTATCACTAAGTGCCTTTGTGTATCTTCTTCTTGTTCTGTTGCACCCTCATTAACAACAGGAGAATTTTTAGATATAAGAACCATAAGGTCTGCCTCTGCTGCCTTACCTGTCTTACTACCTTCCAACATAGATTGATCTACACGCACTATACCTTCTGCTGCTGCACTTAACTGAGACATCCATATGACTGCACAATTATATTGTTTAGCTATATTCCTAGCGTATATTGCTGCATCTTTAAGATATATGTCTGACTTATCAGATGTCTTAGGTGCAAACTTATCACCCATGTCTAAGATAACTATGTCGGGTTGGTTGTGTTTAACAATAGCTTCTACCCAAGCTAAGTCCTTACCCATACTGTCCTTTACTTTAACGTTATCGTGTACAGGGCTGTAGCGAGATGCTGCTAATGCTCTATTTTCTTTGACTTCTTTTAAGGACATACTGGATGCTGCACATAAATATCTACCTGCTACCCTATCGTATCGTTCTTCGTTACATAAGACTATACACTTAGCTCCTTGATGGGCAAAGCCACCAGGTGCAGCAACAAGACTGGCGTGAAAGGATGTCTTACCTGTGTTAGGTCTAGCACCTACAATGATAAAATGTCCACCTGATATGCCTTGAACCTTACGCTTTAAACTAGGTATGTTAAACGTCCATTGCGATTGTATCTCTGCCGCATCAAGTAATGTGTCAATAGATATGTCTTCCCATGTTACCTTTAGATTAGGTGTAAAGTCATCTTGATATGCATCCAGTATCTTACGCATAGGCTCTAGCGTATTAACTGTACCATTAACGTAGTCAAAACCTAAGTTAGCTACCTCTTCACCTACAACCTGCTGAAACAACTTAGACAATACGTCTTCACTTATGTTGTCATTCATAGGTTGTTCATTAGATAATCGTTTAAATAAAGTTTTATATGCTTCTTTGTTAGATGTAGTTAAGGACTGATTAGTAGAGAAAAATATAGCTTCAAGGTCGGTAGGACTCAAGCTATTTTCATAATTAATCATAGCGTAGTCTAAGGCTTGTTTAATCTTTCTTACATCTTTAGTAAATATCTTATCTGGACATCGTATACCTTTGTGCCTCTCGTAAAACTCTTTGTTCATCAGCGTTCTGATAAGAGCTAATTCCATCATTGAACGGCTTCCAATTCTTTTAGTCTTCTTTTAGCTGATGTAATAGAAGCATTTACTATCACAGATATATTACTACAGACGTTCCATCCATCTTTAGGTTCGTTTTCCATCAACTCTTCAAGTGTTTTTATCTCATTCTTTACGTTTTCTATCTCACCACATATACTCATACTAATAACTTCTCCAATCTATCTATGTCTTCTTCTACTTTATACTTTATATCATCTACAAGTCTAAAAGCAATTGTGTCTAACCCTGTCCATGCCTCTATATCTCGTTTGTACTGCAAAGTCTTGTGTGCCGCATCAGGGTCTAACGCTACGATTACCTTAGAATAATTCTGAATATGTTGCATTTGTGCCTCACCTAATGATGTACCTAAGATAGCTAGGCCTGTTGTCCTAGGATATAGTTTTGCAATAGTTATAGCACTAATAACGTCTTCAACAACTACTACAATGCCGTTGGTGTTACCTAATATCCTAGTAAAAACAGAGGCTTCACCCGTGTACCTAAACCATTTAGGAGTCGCGCCACCATCAAGTGACCTACCTACAGCATCAATCAATCTATTGTTGTCTTTAATCATAAATACAGCACGTCTATCCTTAACGTCATACATTAAGTCTTCATCGTACAAGTCCCAAATCTTTACATAATTATGCATTAGGTAATGCTCAACTGTTGGTTTAACTAAGTATTCTGGCACTACCATACGATCTAGAGATGTAGGCCTATCTTTCACGTAGCCTTGCATCTTAAGTTTTATCTCGTCGGCTGTAAGACCTACACCGTACATACCTCTACTATTTGTACAACTAAGTTTAAAACAATTATAGACTAACACGCCATCTGTTTTAAAAACTGTAAAGGTATTGTAAGAATTACATACAGGGCAACTCATTCGTAAGCGTTGCCCTTCAGCTATTGTTAAGGTATCTAAGTAAGACTGTATGTTCATTATTAATATATACCTATGTCTTTATTTGTAGGGCCACAAACTGAACCAAACTTCTCTATTACATATGCATCTCTAACTTTAGCGGCTTCAACCATTGTGGCGTAGTAACCTAAACACATTTTTTTATTATTTATACCATATGTTGCTCGATAGGGTTTTTTTAAATTATCTCTTCTTTTATGTACCCCTATGCAATGTCCTTCTGAGTACTTTTTCAATTTAGCTTTTTGTATACTAGAGTGCCTGACATTTTTAGAGGAATTAGTTTCTCTTAGGTTATCTATCCTATTATTAATTTTATTGTGATCTATGTGATCTATTAAATCGACTGGTACTTTTCCGTAGTACAAATACCAAGCCATTCTATGCGATCTGATTTTCAATCTTCGTCTATTAAAAGATATAGATATTTGTAAATACCCACTACTTAAGTAAGTTCCAACGGGTTTATCCAGTTTTCTTTTAGAACCAGTTTTATACGTGGGTTTCTTATAGTAAATTAAACCTGTATCAGGTTCATACCTAAAGTTTTCATTTATGTATAACTTCTCTTCGTCTGTCCATACTTTAATGTGTTTCATTTCTTATTAGCCTTTCTTTTGTTTATTGCTGTTGATGCCCCACTAAATGTATTAACTAAGTAAGGTCTTACACTTTCTGGGCTGTTGTGTCCTGAGACTTGCATAATACCTGTAATGTCTACACCTGCTTCGACCATCTCAGTAATGCCTGTGCGTCTTAAATCCATACCCCATAATTCATTAGGTAGCCCTGCCTCTTCTTTAACTTCATTAACTAAGATAGACACCTCTTGAATATCGTAAGGGCTGTAGCTACCATTTCTATGCGTAACTCTAGGTGCTACATAATCTTGAAACCCAAAGTCTTCTCTTTGTTGTATAAGCATCTTAATCAGGCCACCATCAATAGGGATGTGTACATCTGCTCTGCGCTTGCTTTGCTCTAAGTCTAACCTCTTTGCATCAAAGTCTATGTTAGACCATTGTAGCAATCGCATATCGCCCATACGTTGCGCCCAGTCGTATGCCATATGAGCTATCAATCCAATTGAACGCCATCTAAAATCACTGTAAGCTGTATCTAAGAATACCTTTACTTGTTCTTCAGTCCACTTAACTTTTCTATGGGTGTTCTTTGTTCTTTGTATAAGGGATACAGGATTGCTTATCATTGCTTCATGCCTGATAGCTGTATTAAACAATATACTTAAACAAGTAGCGTGGTAATTAGCGCGTCTAACACCTCTCGTATTTAACCATGTATCATACAAATGAGTAATATGTTTAAAGCGTACGTCTTTAAGCTTAACACCACCAAACAATTTGTTATTCTGAATAGGTGTATTGCAATTGTGTATTAAGACTGCCTCGTAATCCTTTTGGGTGTTACCTGTAAGTGTTAAGAACTTAGGTGTTCTAAAGTAAAACTCACAAGCCTGTCGCACTGTACTACTATCACTTATACTTAATGCTTTCTTTTTCATTTAGGGTGCTTTTCTGTAATGTAGAATGTCCAAGCTAATGCACAATAACCGTCACCCATAAAGGCATCTATCAAACGACACTTATTTCTAGCGTTCCTTCTTTTTAACAGGTGTTGTTTTATTGCGTACTGGTACACTTTTGTTGACATCTTTTTTGTTAGCCACATCATATTGTCCTTTTTCATTTAATTCTGTTAGGTCGGTGGATGCCCAATCATCTATGGGGTCATCATCCACACCATCATCATTGTTGTTATTTACCAAAAGCTAATCCTATAAAAAGCATTGTTACTATAACTAATGCAACATTGTATATTACTTTATCTACCATTTTCATTTAATTTCTTTCCTTACAATTATTGTTATACGCTCTAGTCAAAGCATTAGCAGAAAAAGCCAATGCTCTATTATCTTGTCTGCTCATAAAGTCAGCCTCTAATAGTAACTCGTCAAGGCCTTCTTTGTCATCCATATCAACCCAAAGGTAACACCTGTTAGAACTAATAATCTTTGGCACTTTTACTTTATACCTAACACAATGGTTATAAAATTTAGGTGGTATCTTTAAGGCATTAGTTTTGTTTCTAATTATACTAACGTAATAGTGTATCATCTGTATTAGCATCCTCTTTTACAAAAAAGTTAACTACTACTATAGTTCCTGCATCCTCTACCTCAAGGTACTCCATAGGGCATGACTTTAGCCAAGACGTTAGCTTTTCTTTTTGTGACATGAGATCCCATTCAGCTTGCGTGTTGCCATGTAAGGATTTTACTGGGTGTGTGCTACTTACTATTATTCTTCTCATTTATCGAGCCTCTCTTCTAGCGATTTAATTAACGCTACCATCTCGTTAGCCCTTCCTAAGACGTTAGGCCTAGACTTCATGCTTGCATCTATGCAGATCAATTCTGCTACACGTTTAAGTCGTATAACTAATGCATTTATTTCATCATCCATTTCAAGATTCTCCATCTAAAATATCTTGCACAACAGCTAACCTACGTAGTGCCGTTTCATATAACTTAAAGTTAAATTGATGCGAAGCTAACGAATTAACTAAACGGGATATTTTTATCTTTACTGCATCGTCCAGTTCCTCAATGCGAAACTGTAATTCTATTGTGTGTCTCATTACATATTCCTTCTAGGTTAAATTAAGACACCCCATCATTAGGGATGCCCCTTTGTTATACAACTAAGTTACTCATCAGTTGTAGTAGTAGTTGTTTCTGTATCAACAACAGCGTCATCTTCTACGACTGTCGATGTAGCTGTAAAAGCTATCAATAGCATCACAGCTATTAAGCCACTAACTA